GTCTCTGACTTCCAGCTAGATAATTATAACCCATTAAGTGCCATCAAAGCAGAGATGGCCATTTAGAACGGAACCAAAGATGACTATAAGAATAGACAAGAGTAAAGATGATCTTTTAGCAGACTACGCTGTAGGTATGCTTAAGGATTTTTATTTAACAGAGTATGAATCATCACCTCAAGAGGCATACAAACGTGCCGCTACTGCGTGGTCAAAATACAAAGATGATATGGATGAAGATTTAGCACAACGATTGTACAACTATGTATCGAACAAATGGTTCATGTTTGCGTCACCCGTATTATCAAATGCTCCTAATGGATCTAAGCAAGGCAAAGGCATGCCGATCTCTTGTTTTCTAACTTATGTACCAGACACTCTAGAAGGTCTAATTGATCATACTGCTGAATTGCGATGGTTGTCAGTCTACGGTGGCGGTGTTGGTGGTCATTGGTCTGATGTTCGTACAGTAAGCGATATTGCACCTGGTCCTATGCCATTCTTACATACAGTAGATGCTGATATGATTGCGTATCGTCAAGGTAAGACTCGTAAGGGTTCTTATGCGGCATATATGGACGTATCTCACCCAGATATTATCGAGTTCTTGAACATGAGAATTCCGACAGGTGACGTTCAACGTAAGGCACTTAACTTACATAACGCAATCAATGTATCAGATGCATTCATGGAAGCTGTAAGTAATGGCGGCACTTGGGATCTGAAAGACCCGAAAGATGGCAAAGTTAAAGAAAGTGTTGATGCCCGTAAGCTATGGGAACGTATCATGGAGATTCGTTTTCGTACAGGTGAGCCATATCTAAACTTCATTGATACTGCTAACAATGATCTACCTCAGCCTCTTAAGGATCTAGGTCTGAAGATCAATGGATCTAACTTGTGTAATGAGATTCATCTTCCAACGTCTGCTGAACGTACTGCGGTGTGTTGTCTATCTTCGTTGAACTTAGAGTATTATGATGATTGGAAAGATACATCTATTGTAAAAGATTTGGTTCGTATGCTTGATAATGTATTAGAATACTTTATTGAGAATGCACCTGACACTATCACACGTGCAAAATACTCGGCAGCCAGAGAACGTAGTATTGGTCTTGGTGCAATGGGCTTTCACTCACTTCTACAGAAGCACAAAGTGGCTTGGGAGTCTGAACTAGCGAAAGAGATTAACGATGTAGTATTCAATCACATTAAGAGTCAAGCAGTAGAAGAGACAGAGAAACTTGCTGAAGAACGTGGTGACTATCTTGATGGTGTAGGCAGTGGACGTAGAAACTCACATCTTCTTGCTATCGCACCTAATGCTAGTTCTGGTGTTATTCTTTCAACGTCTCCGTCTATTGAGCCATTGAAAGCTAATGCATACACACATCGTACACGTGCTGGTTCTTTCTTAGTGAAGAACAAGTATCTAGAAGAAGTGCTTGAACTCAAAGGAGAAAACAATGACACTAATTGGACTTCTATTATTACTAGAAAAGGTTCAGTTCAACACCTGCCCTTCCTGACAGAAGGCGAAAAGGCAATCTTTAAGACTGCCGATGAACTAGATCAAAACTGGGTTGTACAGCATGCCGCAGACAGACAAAAATATATCTGTCAAGGTCAATCTGTGAATCTATTCTTCCCATCAGGCGCACCTAAATCGTATGTCAATCAAGTACATTTACGTGCATGGAAAGAAGGTCTAAAAGGTCTGTATTATCTGCGTACAGAAGCAAAACAACGTGCAGAGAATGTTAGTGAGAAAGTCGAGCGAGTAGCACTAGCAGGAGATATGCGTACTATCGTGTACTCTAAGAAAGATTGTCCGTTCTGTTCTATGGCAATGGAAGAGTTAAAGTTACGAGGTATTCCTTATGATAAGATAGACCTCAAAGAGATCGGCAAGACAGCCGCAGAAGTAACTGGACGTAAAGATGTCAAGAGTGTTCCGCAAATCTATATTTCAGGTGAGTATGTTGGTGGATACAATGAATTGATGGAATTTTTAAATAAGCCATTAGATGTAGAAGAAGGCGATGAATGCCGAGCGTGTGAAGGCTAAACACAAATAACAAATATAAAGGAAAGAAGAAATATGGCACTACTAGATTTATCAAAAAGCTATCGCCCGTTTGCGTACCCGTGGGCAGTAGAACTAACAAAAAAGCATGAAGAGATTCATTGGGTAGAAGACGAAGCAGAATTGAGCGAAGACGTTCAAGACTGGAAAACAAAACTGAGTGAAGATGAGAAGGATTTCGTAACACAAATTTTGCGATTGTTCACACAGTCAGATGTACAGGTTGGTGAGAACTATCACGAACTGATGATTCCAAAGTTTAAGAATAATGAGATCCGCAACATGCTTGCGTCATTTGCTAATCGTGAAGGTGTGCATCAACGTGCATATGCTTTACTGAATGACACGCTAGGTTTGCCAGACGAAGAGTTTCACACTTTCCTTGAATACTCTGAGATGGCAGATAAGCTAGACTTTATGAAAGAGGGTAACATCAATACTCACACAGGTCTTGCCTTAGTTGTGGCACAGTCAGTATTCAATGAGGGCATGTCATTGTTTGCCTCGTTCGTAATGCTACTAAACTTTCAACGCTTTGGTAAGATGAAGGGCATGGGCACAATTGTCGAGTGGTCTATTCGTGATGAAACTATGCACGTACAAGGCAATGCTAAGTTATTCCGTGAGTTCTGTGAAGAGCATCCACGTATCGTAAATGATGAGTTGAAATCTAAAATCTATGAGATGGCTGCCAACTCAGTGAAACTAGAAGACAAGTTTATCAAACTAGCGTTTGATGGTAAAGATCAAGAAGGTATTACTGAGAAAGAAGTAAAGCAGTATATTCGACACATTGCTGACCGTAGATTGCTACAGTTAGGCATGAAGCCTAAGTTTGGTGTAAAAGAGAATCCTATGCCCTGGCTAGATTGGGTACTCAACGGTGCTTCACATGATAACTTCTTTGAGAAGAGAGTTACTGAGTATTCAGTTAACGGCATGGAAGGCGATTGGGGTTGGGACGAAAACACATCTGAGGGTGAAGTTTGCGGTCTTGATGGACAAGGCTGTCCTGCTTAATGGATAAGTGGCAGAGTGCTTACATGGATACGGCAGAGAGGTTCGCTTCTCTGTCAACTGCCGTCAGACTAAAAGTTGGTTCGATTGTTGTAAAAGATAATCGAATCATCTCTATTGGTTATAACGGTATGCCTTCTGGTTGGACTAATACTTGTGAGGACTTAACTGGCGCTTTTGACGAGAATGCCACACCTATCACTAAAACTAAACCAGAGGTAATCCATGCTGAAGCCAATGCTATCGCAAAGTTAGCAAAATCAAACGAGAGTGGCGAAAACGGTACAATGTACATTACCCACGCTCCTTGCACCGAATGCGCTAAGATGATATATGCTAGTGGAATAACTACGGTTTATTACAAGCATAAGTATAGGGATGAAAGTGGCGTTCATTTTCTACAAAAATGTAACATAAAGGTAGACCAATTATGAAAAGACAGGAACTTTTCTGCGACCATTGCGAAAGCGAGTGTACAGTAGAAACTTTAAATATGGAAGACCCCATATTGTTTTGCCCTATTTGCGGTAGCGAAATCGAGCATATTGAAGATATGTTAGAAGATTGGGACGAAGACGAAGAGGCTTGGGACTAATGTGGAATTACGGTGACGTTGAGTTCACCAGTGAGATGATCAAAGAGTATGTTGGATTTGTTTATGTCATTACTGACCTCAGTAATAAAAAGAAATATGTAGGTAAGAAACTATTCAAGTCTACAAGAAGACTAGCCCCACTTAAGGGCAAGACCCGCAAGAGAAAAGTAGTCAAAGAATCAGATTGGAAAGATTACTTTGGATCTAGCGAAGAAGTAAAACTAATACTTGAAGAGAACGGTAGAGATTCGTTTCATAGAGAGATTATACATCTATGTGATTCGAAAGGAGAAATGTCGTACCTTGAAGCCAAAGAGCAGTTTGACAGAGAAGTGTTGCTGTCAGACGAATATTATAATGGAATTATAAATTGCAAAATACATAGGACACACGTAAAAGGATTAAGAAATGACTAACAAAGAAAGGAATAAGATAGTATCAGACTTCAACAAAAAGTGGAAGTATCGATACGATAAAGAACAGTACGGATCCTCTGATGCATGGGTAATCATTCGCAAAGAAAGTGACTCTGGTAAGTTTGAGGGAGACTGCGAAGACTATGCGTTATCAGTGCTATGGCGATTATGCGGGCAATCTGATATAAGAATGTGGTGGATGCTACTCACAAGACAAGCAGGTATTTGCTGTGTTGGTTCGTCAAAGACTAAGATCACTCACGCTGTGTTGAGATATAAGGGCGAGTACGTAGATAACTGGACTAGAAAGTTTGGCGATAAATCCGCAATTGAAAAGAACCACACGTTTCACTGGTTATACGGTCATGGACTGCTACACTTCACAATAATTAAAATGCTTATGAGCAAAATAGTTCGAACCGTTAAAGGTATCAAACGATAGAAAGGAATATACTATGTACGCACCATTGCCTTCTTGTGTGACAATTAAGAAATCAGACATTCATGGACTCGGTCTATGGTGTGTTGAAAAGATAGAAGCCGGTCAAGAGATCGGCTTATCTCACTTCTATTGGGGTGATAGACTGATGCGTACACCTTTAGGTGCTTTCTATAATCACTGTACGATCAACGATAATATCGAAAAAGAGTCTAAAGATAGTAGGTTCTTCATGGTGGCAAAACGAGACATCTTACCAGGAGAAGAACTTCTATGCAATTATACTTTCTACGATCCTACTCTTGATGATCAGTGATGTGCTTGATGTATTCATCGATGCTGTGATCTGAGAAAGAATCAACTTTACCTTGCTTGATTCCCATCCATATGCCACGTAACTTATCTTTTACTCTTTGCCATCCAGTTGGATTTCTGACTTGACCGTAAGCATTGATATAGTGTTCCATACCATGATGAGTGTATCCCATTATCTTTAAAGGCACTGTTGTTACGATATCGTTATTGTTCTTCCATCTATGATGTACAACGCCTAAGCTATTACAATATCCTTTCCAACCAACTCTCGGTGAGCCGTAAGTAAACAGCATCACTGGGTCATTCAATCGTTCTTCAAACTTACATCTGCTTGCCATAATAGTAGCCATAGCCGCACCTAACGAATGTCCACAGAACCACAGCTTACGATCTAAGTTAGCTTTTCGGTCAATGTCTTCACATATCATAGGCCAAATGTCATCCACTTCTGTTTTAAATCCACGATGTACACGTGAGATAGTTTCAGCTAGAACTGGCATGGCTTTGAGGTCTGCCTTAATATCACCAAACTCAGTTGGCTGAGTTCCTCTACATGCGATTACGAGATCGTGTTTGTTTTGAAATCTGTAAGCCTGCGCTCCTGATTTATCATAAAACTCTGTAGTAGTAAAGCCTAAGGCTCTTGCTCCTCGTTTTGCTTCATCTGGTGCGAGATATGCGATAGCTGATAATTTTGCGAAAAGAAGTGATCTTTCCATAACTGATTTGGCTGTGATTGATGACATGTTAACCCCTGTTGTGATTGTTATAATTATTTATATATAACTTGACATTCACGTTGTTTTGGTATATACTTGTAAAATAGAGACTAAACCTGGAGCTAATATGATGAATGAGAATGAAATCAAAGACCCTTTAGCTGGTGAGCCGTTGACTGACTTTAGAATGTGGTGTTCAACTCTGTGGGAAGAGCATAAGGATGAAGTATTCAACTGGACAGGTAAGAAAGTGGACTACACTTCAGCCCAGTTCTTTCATAAGAATAAGTGGTACCTTAAATCACTGTACGTTAGTAGAGGAAAAGACAGATGGAATTTTTAGAAATAATATTCTTTAGTATCTTCACTGTATTTGCTGTTAAAGCTTTGTGGTTAAGCACCCAGATGCTTGACGAAAGAAAGCAAAGATATAGAGATGGCACCCACGATTATTATGGAAATAAAATCGAAAAAGATGAAAATAATGGTTGACATTCTGGTCCAACCTGTTATTATATAGAAGTAATTGAGAGAGAGACTAATGATTAAAGCCCTAGAATATGCTACAAAGATGCACGAAGGTCAAGTGCGTAAGTACACTGGTGAAGAGTATATCACTCACCCTGTTGCTGTCGCTGATCTTGTTGAAGAGTACATGGATAGCAAAGGTACTTTCACTGAAGAAGAGATTCAAATGGCTATACAAGTTGCCATTCTTCATGACACTGTTGAAGACACTGTTGCTACTATGGAGAGCATCGAAGGGTTCTTTGGACCTGAGATTGCGAAGGGTGTATGGTTCATGACTAAGACTCCTGACTATGTTGGGAATCGTAAGTTTCGTAAAGAGTTGTGTGAGATGCGTTTGCGTGAGGCTCCTGAGATCATTCGAATCCTCAAGACTTGCGACATGTTTCACAACAGCTTGAGCATCGAAGAGCATGATCCTAAGTTCTGGAAGACTTTTAAAGAAGAGACTGTTAGCCTCTTGATTGCTATGGATACCCTAGAAGTGATGGGTGAACTTGAAGTGTTAAACGCTAAGTAAAGGATATATTATGAAGATTAAAGGCGCTACTACCGTATTGAATAAAGAATGTGAATTCTTAGGATTGTCATGGGACCAGCTTATGCAGTTCATTGAACGTAATCCCCTTGCAATGCCCATTAGAGTTTTAGATGCATATAAAGTTTATAAAAATGCAAAATAACGGTTGACATTGCCAAAAAAGTGTTGTACAATACAGTATAACATAAAGAAAGAGAGTATATTATGAATATTGATTTTACAAAAGTTGACGTCCAATACATTGGCGATATAGATATGAAAGATTATCCAGATTTCTGTGATGCTTATATCGAAGAAGCCTTAGTAGACGGCGAACCTGCTACTGAAGAGCAACTTGACGCTATAAATGAAAATGCGGATTTTGTTTACCAGGAAATTCAAAATTATATATTTTAGGGGTTGACATCAGTTTAGACACCTGCTACAATGTATATGTAATCAAAAGAAAGTGAGCCTAACATGATCGATTTTATTAATGCTGATAACGGAATGATTCAAATGTTTGACGGTAACAATATGGTTGCCGAAGCAAATACTGC